AAAATATGAGTTACCAATCAGTTACGACAAGCGCGAACTCCGCTCAATCATTACCGCTTTCAAAGCGATGGATGATGAAGCCGTTAGCCAAGCTAAACAAGAATCTAGCGCGCTGGCTACTTATGCAGCAAACGAAATCAAAGCCTATGCACTCACAAGGACATTTGGTCAAGAAGCAGTTAGAAGAATTGCAACTGGCGTTAAAGTCTCGGCCAGTTCCAAAATCGGAGAGTTCTCTTACGGCTTTGCAAGTCAGCGCTTTTCTGGTGGCGGTAACACACAAAAACTCTGGGCGGGTTATGAATTTGGAAGTAATCGCTTGCGTCAGTTCCCAAGAAGAACACCAAGCAAAGGTCGCGGAAACGCTGGCTACTTTATCTACCCAACCCTTCGTAAGATTCAGCCTGAATTGATTAAAAAATGGCAAGAAGCATTCTCCAAGATATTGAAAGAGTGGGATAAGTAATGGCTGGCAGTAGAACCCTCAAGCTTTCAATTCTTGCTGATGTTGCTGATCTCAAGAAAAATCTTGATACTGGCTCTAAAGAGGTTGAAGGCTTTGGCGGTAAGTTAGAAAAGTTTGGCAAGGTTGCAGCAGCCGCTTTCGCAGCAGCAGCGGCGGCAGCAGCAGCCTATGCGGTCAAGTTAGCCGTTGATGGCGTTAAGGCAGCTATTGAAGATGAGGCTGCCCAGCTTCGTTTAGCGAATGCTCTTAAAAATGTTACTGGGGCAACTCAAGCCCAGATTTCAGCAGTTGAGGAGCAGATACTTAAGACCTCTTTGGCTACTGGCGTTGCTGATGACCAATTGCGCCCAGCCCTTCAGCGCTTAGCAACTGCAACAGGATCAGTAACTAAGTCGCAAGATTTATTGACGCTAGCTTTAGATATTTCAGCTGCTACTGGTAAGAGCGTTGAGACTGTATCCAATGCCCTTGGTAAGGCTTACGAAGGCAATACAGCCTCTTTAACGCGTCTAGGTGTTGGTTTATCTAGTGCTGAAATTAAGACCCTTGGATTAGAGGGAACAGTAAAACAATTAGCTGAGACCTTTGGTGGAGCAGCTACAGTTCAAGCTAATACTTTTGAAGGTCAGATTCAAAGACTTAAAGTGGGCTTTGATGAAGCCAAGGAATCGGTGGGAGCTGCTTTATTGCCTACCCTTCAAAGACTTTTAGATTATTTCATTAACACAGTTATTCCCAAATTTATTGAGTTCAAAGACGCAGCATTAAAGCCAGTTACTGATGCAATTGCCAGAAATAAGGAATCATTAACTATTCTCTATAACTTTATTAAAGACTTTGTAGTTCCAGTTTTAATCAATAACCTTGGTGGAGCACTTGGATTTATTGGTAAAGTCGCTGGCGGTATTTTAGATGTTATTGGCGCGGTAGTTAATGGAATTAAGAGCGCAGTTAATTTTGCCATTGATGCAATAAATGTTCTTATTCGCGCTTACAATGCCGTCCCACTTTTGCCTAATGTATCTACCATTTCTAAGCCATCATTCTCAGCCCCTAGCACTCCAAGCAGTTCAACACTTCCAAAAATTGCTACTGCACCAAGCCCAAGCGTCCCTTCAGCTCCTAAGCCATCCACTACTCCGAGCGCTCCATCGGCTTCAACTCCAAGCGCCCCATCCACACTAGTGCCGAGTGGTAATGCAATTCCTTCTGGATTCAATGTTGCTGGCACAGTTGCAGCTAATCAGCAAGGCAATGTCGTAATCAATGTTAATGCCCCATCCGCTATTGATGAAGAAGGATTTACTAGAGCAGTTGTCTTAGCTCTTAACAATAGCAACGCTCGCAATGGTGGCGGTGGCGGTGGAATTGCTGGCTTAGTAGAACTATGACCCTTTGGAATCCAGTTTATAGAGTTAAAGTTGATGGCGTTACAGTCACTAGCGCAACCCTTAGCGGCTTAACTATCACCTCGGGTCGCACCGATATTTATCAACAGCCAATTGCTGGTTACTGCAATCTAAGTCTTATAGAGACAGCTGAAGCTGCAGTTCCCTATGAAGTAAATGACGCGGTAACAATAGAAGTCCAAGACTCTAATGGCGATTATGTAAATCTATTTGGCGGCTTTATTACTGACTTAGGCATAACAGTCCAGACTTCAGGATCAACAGCTACCAGCCAGCAGATTAGAATTGTTGCAGTCGGAGCTTTAGCGCGACTTGCTAGGGCAGTTTATACAGGCAACTTTGCTCATCAATTTGATGGAGACCGAATTGAGGAATTACTTAGCGGCGTATTATTTGACCAATGGAATGAAGTGCCAGCGGCAGAGACTTGGAATAGTTATGACGCAACTACGCAATGGCAGGATGCAGAAAATAGCGGATTAGGCGAGATAGACACTCCGGGTGATTATGAGTTGCACTCTGAGAGTGGCCTTAACGACACAGTTTATAATTTAGCTTCTAGGTATGCCAATAGCGGATTAGGTTATTTGTATGAAGATGCGCAGGGCCGTATTGGATATGCCGATTCAACACACCGAAGCCAATACCTTGCGACTAATGGCTATGTTAATCTTGATGGCAATCACGCCATTGGCCCAGCCCTTTCCATAATCAAGCGCGCTGGAGATGTCCGAAATGCAATTACAGTCGGCTATGGCATTGGCAGCGCAGAGGTAGATGATGAGGATTTAGCTTCTATATCGCTTTATGGCCAACTAGCTACCACAATATCTACAACCCTTAGGCATCAAGCTGACGCGGAAGCCCAAGCAGCCTTCTATCTACTTATCCGCGCCTACCCCCAATTTGCCCTACGGCAGATAACCTTTACTACAGCCAATACAGAGATTGATGATGCCGACCGAGACAGCCTGCTAAATGTATTTATGGGTATGCCGTTGAATATTACTAATCTGCCATCCAATATGACCGATGGCGAGTTCCAAGGATTTGTTGAGGGTTGGACTTGGACTGCAAGTCTTAACCGCCTAGACCTAACGATGAACCTATCGCCCATAGCTTTCAGCCTGCAAGCCTTCCGTTGGAACTCAGTCCCAGCGGTAGAGAGTTGGAATACAATAAACCCATTACTGGAATGGATTAACGCTACAATAGTTGCATAGGAGACTAAATGCCAACAACAACAAATTACGGCTGGACAACTCCAGCTGATACAGATCTAGTAAAGGATGGCGCAGCTGCCATTCGCACTTTGGGCAGCGGGGCTGATACTTCAGTTAAAGCTCTTAACCCAGGAACAACTGCTGGAGATGTTGATTATTACACTAGCAGCACTGCAAAAGCCAGAGTTGCTATTGGATCAAATGGTCAATTGCTGCGCGTTAATTCTGGAGCAACAGCTCCTGAATGGGCTCTTGGCGTCAATTTACAATTAAACGCTCAGACTGCTACTTATACAGTTGTGCTCGGTGATGCCTTCAAACTGGTTACTATGTCGGTTGGAAGTGCTAATGACTTTCAGATTCCCACAAACGCCAGCGTTGCTTTTCCAATTGGCACAGTAATTAATATGATTCAAATCGGAGCAGGTCAGACAACTATTAAAGCTGTAAGCTCAGGCACTACTACAATTTCATCAACTGGAGCAACTGCCACAACTCCTAAGTTAAGAGCGCAGTTCTCGGCTGCATCCTGCATCAAGGTTGCTACCGACATTTGGTATGTAGTAGGAGATATAGCGTAATGAGTTTAATCGGGATTATTGCAAGCCAAAACTATTCCCGCGCAAAAAGTTTTGATATTTTAGTAATTGCGGGCGGGGGCGGTGGTAATAATGGCGCAGGCGGTGGCGGCGGTGCTGGAGGTTTATTAAGTTTTACAGAATCATTGCCTGATAATAATACATACACAGTTACTGTTGGCTCAGGCGGTGCGGTCAATACAACAGGCAATGATTCAAGATTTGGCACTTTAACTTTAGTTAAAGGCGGTGGCGGAGGCGGCGGCGTTTTTGGTGGTTCAGGTGGATCTGGCGGCGGTGCGGGTGCTCAAGGCACAGGAGGAACTGCTACTTCAGGTCAAGGTAATGCTGGCGGTAATGGCGGTGCTAATCCATATCCAAATGATGCAGGTGGCGGCGGCGGTGGTGCTAGTGCGGCAGGTGGAGCAGGTTCTGCTGGTGGAGTAGGCGGTGTTGGCGGCATTGGTTCATCTAGTTATTCAACTTGGGGAAGTGCTACAGGCACAGGACAAAACAGCGGAGGAACTTATTATTATGCTGGCGGCGGCGGTTCTTTTGGTCGCAATGGTGGCAGCGCTGGCGGTTTAGGTGGCGGCGGAGCTTGCAGTAATTCAACAGGAGCTACAGCTGGAACTGCAAACACAGGCGGTGGCGGCGGTGCATTTCAAGATGCTGGCGGTTCAAGCGCTGGCGGTTTAGGAATAGTCATTATCAGGACTAGCGGCACATATACAGCAACAGCGACAACAGGTAGTCCGACTAGAACAGTTAGCGGCGGCTTTACTTATTATCATTGGTTAGGAAGCGGGAGCATAACCATCTAATGGCACACTTTGCAGAAATAGATAATAACAATATTGTTAAGCGCGTTCTAGCCGTATCTAATGATTTAGAACATAGAGGCGCAGATTTTCTTGCTAATGAATTAGGGCTTGGTGGAATTTGGATACAGACTTCATTCAATAACAATATCCGCAAGCAATACGCTGGCATTGGATTTAGTTATAATCCCGCAGCAGATGTATTTATTGCTCCACAACCTTATCCATCCTGGTCGCTAGATGAAAACTTTGATTGGCAAGCGCCAACTACTAGACCAGAAAAAGGTTTATGGATTTGGGATGAGGATAATTTGGAGTGGGTTAGTGAATAGACTATGTGCAGCTGGCGTCCAACTACGAGAGCAAATCGATGACGATTATCCTGATCGCGATAGGAAGTCTGATGGCTGGATTGCTGATGCTCGGCACATTGCTAAAGGCAATTCTGACCATATACCAGCAAATGGAATCGTTAGAGCTATAGATATTGATTCTGATTTAGCAGCGCATAAAGAAGAAGCTTATGCGTTGGTTGAGAAAATTCGC